GTGGCGGCATTGATAGGACAGTTCTTCCAGTTCGTCGGCGAATTTCTTACTAATGACATAAGGCATGATGACCGCCGCCGTCAGGAACCCGGCCTTTGCGACGATGTACGAACCGCCCTGCGGCGTGGCCCGCTCGTAGAATTGCACCATGTCGATAACGTCTTCCAGTGGCGAAAGGTACAGGCTCCGAATGAACATAACGCCGTTGTTCGTTTTCAGCGGCTTCAAGCGCAACCCGCCATTGATAAAGGTCGTTTCGTACTCCCGAACCAGTTTGTCGCCCGCCGCCACGTCCTCGACGTTCAGGTGTTCCGGCAAGCGCTCATGCCGGAAAAGGATTTTTTCGCGTTGCTTCCCGGTAATGTCGAACACGGCGCAGAAACTTTCTTCGTCCAGAATAGGCAGGCCGTCCAGAGGATAGAGGGCGTAGCCGTCGCCCAGCCATTGCGTGATTTCTCCCGATCTGTCGATACGGTCATACAGGTAATAAAGCCCGTTCGCCTTGCAGATGGAAAGAACCTTTTTCAGCTTCATTCGTCCACCTCCGCCGCCTGCTCGTTCAACGCCTTTACCGCCACCGGAATGTCGGCGCGGCCCGCGTTCTCCACTTCAACCCGCGTCACGTCGCCGACGTGGTACACGGAAACTTTGCGCTTCTGACGGAAACCCGCCGCCGCGGTCGCCACAGCTTCACCCGCCGCGACAATCAGGACCACACAGCCCAGCCAAACCCAAAAACTTGAAAACACGAATTGCAGAAGTTCCATTTTATTTCCCTCTTTCCAGCCTTTCGGCGATATTCAAAATTCCGACGATTGCTTCACGAATGTTCGCGTCTGTGTTCGCCGTGATGGACAGGACCCGCGCAATGTCCCGCAGTTCCTCCGCCGCGGCGATTTGGTCCGCCGCCGCGCCCGTTGCTCTCATGCAGTCAGGGCAGAGTGGCAGGCCCTCCGCCGTCGGTCCGCCGCATTGCTCACA